TCTCATCCGCTGTGATAGCTCCAGTAGCAATATTACCCGCTGCAATCGTATCCGCTGCGATTTGACTTGAGGTGATACTCCCTGCGGCAATTTCAGAAGCTGTCACAGCACCAGCGGCAATCTTAGGCGTAGTGATTGCACCGCTAGATATTTTAGTCTCTGTTATAGCCCCCGATGCAATAACGTCAGAAGTAACTGCATTTGTCGCAATCTTAGCGTTTGTCACTGCATCATTGGCCAGCTTGAGTGTGTTAATCAGACCATCTGGTATTTGAGCGCCAGCAATAGCCCCGGTTAAGTCACTAAAGTCCTCAGCACCTCCGACAACTTGCTCCCAAACGGAACCTGTCCATTGATACAACTTCCCGTCAGTACGGTTGAACACCTTTTGACCCTCAAAGTCACCAGATGCAGGTAGAGATGTAACATCCTGAATGGCATATAAACCTTGTTCGGTGAACAAACTGTAGACACCATTAGAGAAGTCATCGTCATCAATAAAGGTGGTTGTCGCTGATACACCAGTAGTGAACGCAGAAGCGTTGCCACTGTAATCCACCGACTTCAGGAAGTAGTATCTAGTTTCCTGTATGCCCAAGTTTGAACGAATAAACTCGTCTCCGCCCGACACACCAACCTTAGTAGCACCAACAGTTGAATTAGAGGTATTCTCCCAAATCTCGACAAAGTTCAGATCAGAGTCAGCAGGATTAGTCCAGCTAACAGTGATATACCTGAAGCCACCAGTAGCAGTAATTGCTGTAGGTAAACCCGGTGCCGTTACATCACCACCGCCTGTAAACTGGGCCGTGACAAATGCTCCCTTAACACCGTTAATACTTACCGCCCTAACCCTAAAGATGTACTCTATGTTATCAACTAAAGGAGATAACTCTATAGTTGTATTGGGGGTAGTTGTGCTTGAGTAGCTACTGTCTGACAAAGCCTTCCACTCAATATCATAGTGTGATACAAAAGAGCTTGTTGCAGCAGTCCACGACAGTATAGCAGAGTTAATAAACGTACCGTCACTTTGGGTACGACCACCACCGGAAACGACCAAATTAGTTACAGTTAATCCACTAAAGGGATCAGGTAGGGTAGTGTTATCACGCTCATAGGCTTCACCATCGTCAACTTCATCGTACACAGATTCAGCAGTTTCCCGTAGGGTCATCTGTGTCTGTAGATCAAGTCCATCAGTAAGACCAAAGTTCCAAGATACAACCTCAAACTCTTTGTTAGTCCAACCAAAGCGAGAGTTAGTCAAGCGGATGTTATCACCAACTTGAACCTGTAGCGTCTTTAGTCCAAAGGAAGCACTAACAACAAGCTGTTGTCGGTTTCGATCCAGAGAAATTCTAGCGATACGTCTAGCTTCAATAGAGTTATCTGTGAATGGTAAGTCAACGTCAGCAGTAGATACTTGTTCATTATCCGCAGTAATAGCCGCAGGACTATTTACCTGTGGGTAATCTGTGGTCTGCCAGTTACTCTCTTCACCACGGAATGTACCCTTGACCGTATTAAAGTTGTTTCTACGAGAGTGACGTGTAGATACACTTATGTTAGAACGAAGGTCATCTTCGTTAAGATCAAGCACAGGTGCAGTCCAGTAGGCTGGCTTCATTCTCCAGCTACCTTGAGCATACCACAAGCTACCATCCATAGAGGTAAGCATGTTATTAATCATGTCGTATGGGGTAACTGAGGTAGTGAACGAGCCATTACAAGTATAACGTGTTGTACCAGCGATTGTGTTAGTCTGGTCACACACGTTAGCAGCAGTAGTTACCAAAGCATCATCAATGTTAGCTGTGTCTTCAGCTACACCGTAGGAGGCTGTTAGGTAGTCTCTCAAGCACAAAGCTGGGTTATCTGAATATGCTGTCGTTGATGTACGAGGGTCATAGACCTTCTTACCTTTGACTACGGCTGTAAACTCTGGAATACCATCTGGATAAACGTCTGCATTATACTTCATCCGTATATACATATATGCAATACCACGGAGCCTACAAGCATTAGTCCAGTGTGCAGACTCACTTACAAGGTCTGTATCAGCAGTTTGATCTGGAGACCCCAAGTGGAAATTAATACGAAGGTGTCCATCATAACGATCAGAAGAACTTCCATCTGCATTTCTTACTGTGGATACATTTCCATCTTCGTCAATATCATCAAAGTCAACATAGGAATCATTGATATAGATTCTATCGAAAGATGTAATCTCATGCCCAGCGACAGCAATGATCCTGTGGAGATACTCGTTAGTATCACCTGTAGCTTCATCGTATATACGAGCGCCACCAACACGCATCTTACCATAGATAATCTGATGGTCTAGTGCTGTGCCAATAGCTGTAGTTTGATAACCACGGTTAGCTCCAGCTATAGAGGGCTTGGGACTAAGTGCCTTAAGTGCAGCACCAAGTGCAAGGTTAAAAGCAAAGGTTCCTAAGAAGGTACTGAAAACCATAGTTCCTGCAACATAACTAGCAGTAGTTGATGCCAGTGCTGCTAAGGTAGTTATAGCCATGTTACCCTCCTATAAACTTAGAATATACACGTTCAATAGGCTTGAACTTCAGCCGTTCCAGGACCTTATCGAAAGGCTTATGTGTCTTTGTGTTAATCAGGAGTACAGATACGCCATCTTCTTTAAGGCACTTCTCAGCAAACTTGATTAAGCGGATACCAGCGAAACCCTTGCGGTAATCCTTGTGTAGGTAAATGATGTCGTTACTAGCAAACACATGATCTTTGTAGTGGATGTTAGTGCCTAAGATAACGACAAAGTACCCGACAAGGTTATCATCTTCTCTAGCTGTAAATATATTAAGTTTACCCTGTGTTTCTAGGTCAGAGTATGCGTCCCAGTCAGGGTTTAACTTAATCTTATCTTGGTTTAGTGCTATCTCTTCCCAGTGGAGTTCTATCAAAGGTTCTATGTCGGATTGCACTTGGCTTAGAAACTCTTGTTGATATGTTACCATTACGCAGTCTTTCTACCCCAAGGTATCTTTTTGTCTTGTAGGTCTTCAATAAAGTTTAACCCATCGTCATCAGGGTAGATTGACTTCTGATAACCAGAGGTAAACCTAGCTACTCTAGCTCTCTCCAAGTCGATGAGCTTGTTCTCAACAGCAAGTTCGATACTTGAGGTTTCCCCAGACTCTTCTATGTTCATCTGATCCATGTAACCCGAGAATAGCTCGTTAAAGCCCTTTGACATACTCTCAAGGTTAATTCTACCGCCACCCTCTAGGAGAATGTAGTTACCTGTCTCTTGGAGTAGGCTATCTCTTAGGAATGTACCAAAGTAAATCTTAGCGACACGACCTTGGTAAGGAGTGCCTAAAGCTAAAGACAGTAGCTCCGAGGGAATACCGCTAAGGGTAATTGTGGCACCCTTAACAGCCATTTCTGAGGTCTCTTCGATGGAGGATATACTTAAGAGTTGACCAAGGCCAATCCATTCAGTTCCATCTTCGAGAACTAATGTCCCCTGACCTGTCCACATACGAATGATGTTATCGTCAAATCTTAGTTCTGTCGCAAAGAATGGATATACGACATCCTCAGAGATACTCTCTATTGTAATGTTACTTAGATCACGGGACATTAGAACCTACCTTTATTACTCTTCTTCTGGGGTCTCTTCCGCTGGCGCTTCCAAAGAGTCAGCCAGCATCTTAACAAACGCCTCACGACCCACTGAAAGCTGATCCAAGTTAAACTGAGCATTTCCCAGCTTTCGATCTAGGTCTTGCACATGGTTAAGCATAGCCTTCTGTGCGTCAGTGAAGTCTTCGATGTTGTATTCGATGTCGTTGACAGTGATGAGGTTCTTTTCGTTTTTGCTCATAACAATCTCCTTTTGGTTTGAGTTTAAGTTAAGCAGCCCAAGGTGTTCCCGAGGCAGTAGTTGGGTTTGCTATTGCATCAATCTTTGCAGCGATAGCAGCCTCAGTGGCATCTTTGTCCACCGATCCGTGTACCCAGCCCAAGACTGTTTCTTCAGTCAAGTCTGCGTAGGCAACAAAGCCAGCGGCAGATGGGTCAGGTGTGTGTGAGGTTGTACCGTAGGAGGATGCAGTGTGATCCCCGTCTACACCTTCGCAGCGCCAGTGAACAACGACAACACCATCATCTGCTGTGTTACGTTCCATGTTGGCAACTTGCCATGTAAATGTAGCCATTGTTTTTCCCTCTATTCGTTTGCTGCGATTGCAGCGTTAGCAGCGGTCATGTCTTCTGTAGTCCAGAAGTCTTTAGCCACCATAAGTTCGAGATGCTCTACGTTGCGTGATACAGTGTCAGCCCAATCTTCATCGGACATATCCTCTGGCTTGCCAGCGTTCAGCAGGTCAACAGAGTGACCCATTGCTGTGTAGTGCTGTGCGATTTCTTCTGGGGTTAGTGTATCCGTCATGTCTTTCTCCTTTTCTGACTGGTTACGTTTAAGCGTTTTCTAGGGCAGTGATCCGTGCCTCTAGTTCTTGGATTGTAGCAACCAAGAGTGGCACTAGCTTGCTTTGGTCAATGCCTTGGTAGACAGGGTTGCCTTCTTCATCGACTGCATCCTTTGTTCCTTGGATTGCCTCTGGGACAACCGCCTGAACTTCGTGCGCTAAGAAGCCATCGACTTTTGTGTTAGCGTCAGCAATGAAGTTAAACCGCTTTGGCTCTAGCTGCTTTAGGCGATCTGTTGCGCCCGTTAGTTCAACCACGTTTTCTTTTAGGCGGTAGTCTGAGGAAGTGTTGTAAGATGTAGCCGATGAAGTGACGTTTATTGAACCAACCACTCCTGTTTGAACCGATGGCGACGATTTATGTATAAACCGAACCGCTACTGATTGCGTCTGTATGCCAAGGGCATAACCACCTGCGTTTGCCGTATCGCCAATTACTACGGTTTCAGCAAGCGATCCAACACCGACAACATTATTGCCGCCAAACACCCATTGGTTTGTTGCATAAGTCCCCGTTCTTTTCTCCGCATAAGCAAATGGTATACCATCCCCATCCGACAGCACGATGTTGTTGCTTGAGGTGCGGATGTCCAAGCCGCCTTGGTTGCCGTTGTAGCGACCTAGGATGGTGTTGGCGGAACCTGATGTTACAAGATCGCCAGCGTTTACGCCTACAAAGGTGTTGCTTGAGCTAGTGGTAGTCTTACCAGACGATGCACCGATAAATGTGTTAGCTGCACCACTTACATTGGTATAACCCGCCTGATAACCGACTGCGGTGTTGTTGGAGGAGGTGGTGTTGGAGAGTAGTGCATCAGCACCTAAAGCTGTGTTGTAATTACCTGTTGTGTTTGAGGTTATAGCTTGCTGCCCAACGCCTGTATTTTTTGTACCACTTGTGGTGTTAAACAGTGAGTTTCGACCCATTGCAGTGTTTTGGCCCGTTGTATTATTAGCTAACGAAAATGCACCAACTGCAACACTGTTTGTTCCAGTGGTATTATCATAAAGAGCCTGATACCCAACTGCTGTGTTGTAGTTGGCGGTGGTGTTGGCGGTTAGTGCTTGACGACCGACGGCTACGTTATAGCTGCCTGTGCTATTTGACAGCAAAGCGTTATAACCAGAGGCCACGTTATCAGTGCCTGTAGTATTGGAATACAAAGAACGCCGACCAAAAGCACTATTTCCGTCAGCAGTTGTATTTGCGTACAATGCGTCTTTGCCAACCGCTGTGTTATACTGACCCGTAGTATTACTATACCCCGCCTGATACCCAACCGCAGTGTTGTTGCTGGCGGTGGTGTTGGAGTAAAGTGCCTTATACCCGATGGCTGTAGTATTAGCACCGCTAGTTTGAAGGCGCATTGCTTGAAGGCCAACCGCTGTGTTGTATGAACCTGTTAAGTCATATCCAGCTTGATAACCCATTAAGGTATTATGCTCACCTGTTGTAAGATCATACCCTGCTTGATAGCCTACAGCAGTATTGGCTCCAGCCGTTGTGTTTGAATAAAGAGCCTCTCTACCAATCGCTATATTTTGCGCACCAGTAGTATTACTATAGGCAGCCTGATACCCAACAGCAGTGTTGTTGTTGGCGGTGGTGTTGGAGACTAGAGCCTGATGGCCCATAGCAGTGTTATACCCACCAGTGGTGTTGGTGGAAAGAGCAGAGTGACCAATGCCAGTATTGCTCTGCGGTGTAGTTGTATTTGTAAGTGCATAAAAACCAACGGCTGTGTTGTAGTCGCCCGTTGTGTTATCTTTCAATGCTTCTGTACCAATGGCAGTAATTTGCCCACCAGTAGTATTACTATAACCCGCCTGATACCCAACCGCCGTGTTGTTGCTGGCGGTGGTGTTGGAGCGGAGAGCATCACTACCAACAGCTACGTTATTAGCCCCTGTGGTAGTTTTGTGACCTGCATCGTTACCAAAAAAGGAGTTGTCGCTCCCAGTAGAAATATTATACCCTGAGTTATACCCCATAACAGTGTTTTGAATTGCTGTTGTAGCAAGATAATAAGACTGATAACCAACAGCAGTGTTTGATCCACCTGTCGTATTATTATAAGATGAACGGTACCCTAAGCTAACATTACTGCTACCCGTAGTATTGTCGTATAGCGACTGATACCCCACAGCAGTGTTGCCGCTGGCGGTGGTGTTGGAGAATAATGCTTCACGCCCCGTTGCAGTGTTGTAACTGCCCGTGGTGTTGGCGTTGAGTGCAGAATTACCAAATGCTGTGTTGTTATTGCCAGAAGTATTTGCATAAAGCGTTCCAACGCCAGTAGCCGTGTTGAAGCTGCCACCCAAAGTGTTATAAAGGCTGCTAGTTCCAACACCTACGTTTTGCGTTCCACTTGCATTTAGCGTTAAAGCATTACTGCCAACCGCCGTGTTGTTGTTGCCACTTAGCGAGCCGTCATCAAGCGCACCATCACCCAACGCCACGTTGCCTGTACCAACAGGATAATTCCCGTCAAGCTTGATCGTGCCGCCATCGACTGACAGGTTGCCAGCTACAGTTAAACCGTCCGTGACGGCTGTGCCAGTTACGTCAATACCTGTGGAGGTGGTGGCGAGTTTTTCGTTACCAATGTTGTATAAGGCTGTCACGCCTGTTGCTGGATCATACGTTAATCCATTCAGCGTTCCAGCGGCATTCATAACTCTAAACTGGTTTGCCTGAATGCGTAAGTCACCAACACCACTATCAACAATATAACTGTCTGAGCCACTATGGTAAATCTGCAAATCACTGCCAGCACCAAAGAGGGCCTTGTCGTTGTCACCGAAGGTTACGTCAGCGCCAGATAACGCAAGATCACCCGTCATGGTGTCGCCAGTAGTCCTAACGAAACCTGAGCCACTATCGAAGGCTTCCTTTAGCTCACCGAGAGTAATAGCCTTAGTTTCATCCGCTGAAATATCGACAACAACAAACTCATCAGCGTCAACAAGGTTAGCGCCTGTGATATTCGTAAGTTGGGTAATTTTCTTATCAGCCATTAGTGTATATCCTTATCATATCACAGCTTCGACAGCTTCAAACGAGATGCCGTATGTTGACGCATTATTGATTGACCATGAGGTCACATTGTTAGCAAGCCTAAAGACACCCTTTGGTGCATTAAAGATAACTGTCTCACTCGTATAGTCAGAGCGTAACGAAGGCCATATCTCTAAGCTACCATCTCCGTCTTGATCTAAGAGTACCTGATGGAGTTTAGCTGCTGATCCTGACCCAAGCTGAATGTAGTCACCCGCTAGTAATGTACCAGTCATAACGACAGTAACAG